TATATTTCCTCATCCTATTTTCCCCCTTTAAAAAGAGTTTCGTTTTCATAAGGCGCTATATCATTTAAATGCGTCATTGCTTCATCTAAAGCAGTTAGTAATTCTTCTTGTGATGCTATGCCCTCTATTTTTAGTTGTTCATCGTCATATTCTTCCCACTCTAAATTATAGAATATATCAGATTCTATAAGAGATTCTATCTCTTTTAGTAAGCGAATAACTTTTTTTATTGAGTATTTCATATTTGCCTCCTCAAGCGTTTATGATTTGTGATTTTTTGACTACCTAAACTTACACACAAAACAAGCCGTAACAATAAAATACTTTTAATTATATATATTGATAGTCTTAGTAAAAGGGGCGCAAGTATGATAAAGTATTAATTGACGTGATCCAGGATAAGTGCAGCTATAATTGAAGTTAAAAGGGACGGCAGAAGGGGAATTGCTTTAATTAATTATAATGTGTTGGCAAGGTCCGACGGTTCATTTTTATATATATGCACCCCCCCCCATACCTTGCGACGCTGAGGACGAGGGGCATATATGTTACTACCCGTACATATTTCTCAGCAAAACATCACCTGCCTTAAATTCCGCAATAACAAGAATTAATACTTTCATTTAATATACATCATTACATAATTTCCAACCGATTTGAAAGATGCACACCGTAAAAAATCTACGAAAGAAATGGAGAAGTCGGCTGTCAAAAAAGCAGTCAAAAACCTGCACGACAACGAATATTATGCCAATTTCTTAAACACCCTACAGATTGACACAGGTAAACAAATTCGTTTTACCGATGATAAAAAAGATGCGTTTTTAAAAACAATGGTTGATTGTCACGGGTTTCCTTCTATAGCAGCTAATAAGATGGGGTTTTATTATGGGAGCATTCAATATGCGATGAAGAACGACCCCCTTTTTGCTCAAGCTGTAGATGTACTGCGTAAATCTTTTAACCAAGAAAGACTGGATGGTTTAGAAAAACTATCCTACGAACAAGCATCAGAGGGTAAAAATACTGCAGAACGCATCTTTCAACTCAAAGCATTAGATCCTCAAAAGTATAGAGATAGAACCAATGCTAATAATACACAAGTAAATGTGATGGTTGCAGGAATTACTCCAAAAGACCGTGCTAAAATGATTAAAAATATGAAATGAAATATTATCCGTACGCTGTAAATGATAAAGGTGATATACAATATTTATCACCTAGAGACTTCTTACTTAACATATTAGGGGAGTTATACGGATTAGATAAAGTAGAATCTAAAGAAATAACGGATGTAGCAATTAAAATATTTCAGCTAGAGACGGACGGTAGTTTGCCAATAGCTTGGGAAGAACTGTATAGGAACATAGCGTGAACGACGACATCTTAATAACCTATAAATATCCCGACGGTACACCTACTGACCCCTTGCCACACCAACAAGAGTATCATTTATATACTGGATGGAGTAAGCATCATTTGTTGGCAGGTAGTCTTGGTACGGGAAAAACTGAGGCCATGTGCATGGAAGCGATCCAACAAAGTGCAGCGTATGAGAATAACTTAGGACTAATGGGACGTAAAGTATTAGATGCGTTCAAGAAATCAACACTAATTCAACTCCTGGACTTAGCAGGTGGTTTTGTTTCCAAGCACAGGTCTCAAGATAGAGAAATCATCTTTAAGAATGGTTCTCGTATTGTTTATATGGCCTTAGATGACTCTAGGGACTCGATACAGCGCATTAAATCAATGAATCTAGGGTGGTTTGCATTTGACCAATTAGAAGAGGTTTCTGAGAGTACTTTTATAGCAGCGGCAGGTCAATTGCGTAAAAAAGGGGTAATGAGATGTAGTTTTCATACTTGTAACCCTGCAGGACATGATTGGGTCTGGAAAAAATTTAAACAACATAAAGAGAAGCAAAATAAAACTAAAGGGGATTATAGATTAATTGAAACAAGAACTTGGACACCAAATGTCCCTGCTCCAGAAACGGATGCAGAAGTAAGAGTATATAGCGATAACCCACATCTCCCTGCAGACTACATTAAGCATCTTCTCTCTATGCCTCCTATGTGGGTCAATCGCTATGTGTATTGTAGTTGGGATGATTTCGCAGGATTAGTATATCCTATGTTTGATGAAAAAGTGCATGTCATTAAGCCATTTGATATGCCAAAATGGTGGAATAGATATGTAGTATATGATTATGGGTATAAAAACCCGACTAGCATACTTTTTGCTGCGGTAGATGATGAAAAGAATATATTTGTCTATGATATTATTTATGGTGATGAAATGAGAATTGATGAAATTGTGCCAATGGTAGAAGATAGATTAGAAACAGGAATAGACTATGAGTTTATTGCCGACCCTTCTATTAATCGTACCGAAAGAGATGGCTATTCTATTGCGGATGAATGGGAGGAATATGGGATTGAATGGGAGAGAGCCAATAATGATAAACGAGCAGGGTTTGATAGAGTAGCTCGATATTTAACTACAGATAAGAATGGACACTGTCAATTAAAGTTCTTTGATGTAAGGAATATGGGTTTTCTTTTAGATGAAATTATGGATTATAAATGGAAAGAATTAAAACATGGACACAGTGAAAAAAGCGCACCAGAGGAGCCTGTGAAAAAAAATGATCACGCAATGGACTGTCTTAGATACCTTGTTCACGCTGTAGAAGGCTCAAATAAACCAAAACGAAGAGATAGGTATAGAAAGCCTAGTTTTTTCCGAAGTAAAACAAGTTGGATGGGTATATGAGCAATTTAGCATATTTACATGAAGTATTTCAAGCAATGCAGAGCAGTAATAAACAATTTATGAGCGCTGCTAAAGAATCTATGTATTTTTATACGGGTGGGTACGGAACTGGACAATGGGATAGTTCGGATATATCCAAATTAAGAGCAGAGGGACGTCCTCCCCTTCAGCTTAATATTATCCTTCCAAAGGTAAATTTGGTTACGGGTATTGAAAGACAGGGTAGAACATCGTACCGTGCCAGGCCCGTAGAAATGAACGATGATAATGAAGCAAAATTAATTACTTCATTATTGTATCATTTAGATAAAAGTCAATCCTTACAAAATGTATTTAGTAGGGTATTTAAGGACGGTGTGATTACAGGTCGTGGATGGGTAGATATATCTGTAGAGCCAGGTGAGTATTTTGATAGTCAAATAGGAATACGCAGAGAATCTTGGGCCAATGTGTTGATGGATCCTGAAGCTACGACTCCTGATTGTTCTAAATGGGGTAGATTAGCTCGTACTAAACTTGTATCTATCTCTAAAGCAAAAGCAATGTTTCCCGATGCGTTAAAAGATGTGAAAAAAGCAGAAGATATTCAAGAAACATTTATGGGTGAAGAATCGCTAACAAATATGCAGTTAGGAGATAAATATAAAAATGTAGATCCTAATTATGGCTTTAAAAGTATGGAAGCCTATAATATGGATGCACATCGAAAGAAGATAAGAATTATTGAGCTATGGGAAAGAGAATACGAAAAAGAATTTTATTTAGTCAATCCACAAACAGGGAGGTTTTCTCAAGAGGGATTTCAAACAAAGCGACAAGCTAATCAGGCAATTAAAGCATTAAATGAGCGACCTGAAATGGAAATACAACCTATTGAGTTGAATGTCGTAGCAAAAAGTGTACCGAAAACATATGTAACTATATTTTCAGGAGCAAGAATATTACAGGAAAAAACACCAAATCCTTACCGACATAATCAATTCCCTTTAATACCATTTTTCTATACATTTGAAGATTATGGTCATACAGTAGATACATTTGGATTGGTTGAAAATTTAAAAGACCCACAAAGAGAAAAAAATAAGCGTAGGTCACAAGCCTTAGATATTATTAATCGTTCTCCAAAGGGTGGAGGAATTTTTACAGGTAATAAAGTAACTGCAGAGGAAATGAACCGAGCATCAGGAAATGGAGAATGGATAGGGATTCCTGGATATAAAGGTCGTATTTCTGATTTTATGACTCAGTGGTCAAATCAGCACACACAACTTGTACCAACTATTGCATCGTTTGAACAACGTAGCGATTTTGATGCAAAAGAAATTAGTGGTGCTACTGATCCAATGATGGGTAGAGCAACCTCCTCTACAGAGTCAGGACTTGCTGTGCAAACTCGTATTCGTCAAGGAATGAATACATTAATGGAGCAGATGGAAAACTTAGACACCTGTAAAAAAAATACGCTAGAAATGGCAGTGTCTAATATGCAACAGTATTATTCTGTTGATAAGATACAAAGAATTATTGGAGCTGAATTTGAATCGGTTGAACCTGAAGAACAAATGCAGGTTAATCAGATTATCAGCAAATTTTTGGACAACTTCTCAACGATGGAGTTTGATGTGGTCTTAGATCAAGGTCAAAATACTCCAACAATGAGAGCGTTAATGGCTAACCAAGTTGGGGAATTAGTACGAAATGGGTACGCTAGTTTATTCCCACTTTTTGTAGAACTATCCGACATGGAAGCATCCGATGAGATACTGGAGAAATTTGAGCAGGAACGCCAAGCTCAAATCCAGTCACAACAACAACAAAAACCCCCACAAATGAGTGGAGAAGGAGTAATGCAATAATGAATGAATCTAAGTTTCAATATATTGATGAGGAAAAGGAAATGTCTGGTGAAGAGTATAGCGACTCTGAAGTAGAAGAATCCCCAAACAATGAAGAGACTGAGGTTGAAGCAGAATCAACCGACACCCCAGAAACAGAAGAACTTAAGCTACAAATAGGAGAACAGACCTTTGAGTCTGTCGATGAGCTTTTAAAGTTTGCTGAAGAACGGGATAAGTCTTATACAAACCTGCAAAGTTTAAATGGTAAGCAAACCAATGAACTTGGTGATTTGCGCAAGACCGTAGAAGAGCTAAAGACAGCTTTAACTCCTCAAGAGGAGCCACAAGTTGAACCTGAGTTTGATGAATACGATCCTGCTAAACAAAAAGAATACATCGAGTTTATGGCTGCAAAGAAAGCACAAGATATGATAGACCAAAGGTTTCAAGCTGAAGAAGCAAAGAAAGCTGAGGAAGAGTATAATAGTGCTATGGATGCCATGATGAGTGACTTTATTACTAAGCACCCAGAGTTAGACAAAGCAAGTTTAGAAAAGATTGCTGCTTTTGGCGATGAAAGAGGCATCACCTTTATAGAGGATGCCTATAATGTTTGGAACATTCAGAATCAACCCGTTAAGGATTCTGCCAACACAGAGATAGATAAAGCTAAAAAAGCAACGGAAGCAACAAAAATACCGACCACACTGTCTAATGTTAGTACAGGAAACGAGTCGGAAACAGATTATGATAATCTAAGTCCTGAGCAGTGGGCCAATCTATCACCTGAAGTTCGCAAGAAAGCCTTAATGGAGGTTAATTCTGGATTTTAATTAGGAGAAAAAAATGGCTACAGTTTCACATAAAGAAGGCCCTTTTGACGCATCTTCTGGTTACGGAAATACATCTCCACATACTGATGCAATGCCTGGTGGTATGATGGCTGCAATGATCGACACTGCTGTACAAAATTTAGCAGCAGACGATGTTTGGGAAGCTATCACAGTACCTGCAGGTTCTATTGTTGTCGCAGCAGGAGCAGTAATCCTTACAGCAGAAGGTGGTACATTAACTATAGATCTAGGAGATGGCGATGACATTGATGGGTACTTAGATGGTTCTAACGGTAATAGTGCAGGAGCATCTTATAGTAGTATCAATGGAACTACTGCTTACAGTGGTGGAAGGTATTATTCGTCAGAAGATACTATTGATCTAGTTGCAAAAAATGCAGCAGACGCAGCAAAAATTGTTGTCTGGTGTAAATTCTTCAAAACTAATCTTAACTAATAGGAGTCTATAATGGCAGCAAATTGGGCATCAGGCCT